TCTGTTACTTCTTTGATCGGAGAAAACCCTTCAACATCCTCGTTGGACTCTTGTACAGGTTCTCCCACCTCTGCGCTATCTCCGGATGGTTCTTCCACAGATACTTCCTTTGTTTCTCCGACTTGAATGGCATCTTCTTCTTCTTTTTTAGGAATTACTACTTTCTTAACTTCTGGCTCTAACTCAATTAATGGCTCTTTAATGTTTACCTTAACTGGCTCTTCACTTACGTTTGTTAATTTTTTTGGAGTTTTCTTTTTTAATTTAAACTCACCCTCCTGCTTAACAGGTTCATTTGTTTTTACTTCTGACATAATATAATATAATTAAATAGTTGTTACTTTCTACATGAAAGCTTGCATACCCTGATCGGGTTGGTTTTCAAAGTCAATTGGCAAACCATCGTTTTTTCTTTGGCTTATTAATTCACTTTGTTGCGTAGCCTCCATTTTGCTACGTTTATCTTTACGATCTTCAATTGAACCTTCTTTTTGTTGGATTGCCTGAACATCTAATTGTTTAAGTCGCATATCGTACTGAAACTTTGTTTGCATTTTTTGCGCTTCTAATTGCGCTGCTATTTCCATACGTTGTATTTCCATTTGGCTTGTAGCTTGCTCAAATTGTACTTTAGAACCCATTATAGCTTCTTGTTTTTGCACTTCAGCCATAGCCGTTTTTTCTGCTGTGTCTGCTTGCGCTTGTCCTTGAGCAGCAATATTAGCCTGCTGGCTAGCTTGATCTTGTTTAGCTTTTGCTTTACGTTTTATTTTAAGCATTTGATTAGCTAACTTAAGATTTTTAATCTGTCTTAAATCTATAGCGTCTTCTAAGTTTAAACTGCCTTGTTGTAATGAAACTTGTATATTTGCTTCAAGTTGCGCTAGCTCTTCATCGTCTGGCTCTAACTCTAAGAATATACCAAAGTCATGCAAGTTTAAATTAATTACCTCATCTAAAGTTTTTATATTAAAAGTCGATATAGAGTTTTGTAGTGCACTTCTTGTAAGCGGAAATTCTAAAGCATCTGCTATTTTAAGAGCAATGTTTTCAGCTAATTTAAGCGTTATGTAGAGACTAGACTGGTTAATATGTCTAGTAGCAACATTGGACGCGTTAGCAGCCATCTTTTGCAGCCCTACAAGGGAGTTCTTGTCCATTGCAGTTCCGTCTCTTGCTTCATTTAAGCCGGTTACGTCACGTATCATTTGCAAATAGTATTGATACGTTTGTATAAGCGCTCCTATTTTAGCTTGGCCAGATGAACTGTTAAGTTCTTGGATAGGCACTTTACCGGCATTCATATCACCGTCTTGTGTAAGTGATCTACCTACAATAGAACCTGTTTGGAAATACATATTAAGCGCTTCTGCAGGATTGTAGTTTGTGCCATTACCTAAATCAACTTCTGCAAGTCCGTCCATATCTAAGTACACACCGTCTGGTACCATACGAGATAAAACTTGTTGCAGTTTTAAATGAGTTAATTGAATCATATCTGCAAAGCCAATACATTTGCTTACAATAGACTCAATTCTTCCTTTATACATTCTAGGCGCACATATAGCATAATTCATTTCAACCTTAGTTGTATCTGCGGTTGGTCTTGACATGTTTTCTGCCAACTCCCATTTAAGCATATCATTATTGCCTAATACTTTTGCCCCCGTGTATAACACCTCAATAGATCTTGACACTCTTTCAAAGTTATCATTTTCTGGTGGATTAAATGAATCTGGCTTTTCTAAAGCTTTTAGTAATCCTTGTTCTGTTTGCTTTATTTTAAATACTTGATTGTGATATGTTTTGTACTCAAAGTATAAAACTTGAACTGTATTTTCATCATAATTACCCCAGCCTGTTACATACTGACTATTGCCTGGCATTTTTTGAATTCTTTCAAGCTCTTCTTCTGATATGTTTGGAAACTCTTTTTTAAGCTCAGGTATAGTTATAGACTTTACTTCGCCTACGTAGTATATGTCATCAAAGTTTGGATCCTCTGTGTAAGAATAAATAGCATAAGCTGGATCTACATAATCAACCGTTACGCCTTCTGCAGTATTAAAACCTGTTTTAGCAATAGCAATTCCCAAAACAGTTAAGTCCATATTTAATCTTTTTCTAGTAAGATCGTATTTGTTTTGAGCAAGCACAGATGATATAGCTTCTTCTTCTGCTATTTCAACCGACTGCTTATAGCTTAATTGCATATGAAGCTCAAGCTCTTCTTTAGACTCTGGTATTGTATCTATGTTAGGTGTTTGGTATAAATCAATGCCTAACGTTTGTTTTAAGCTATCTAAATATTCTTTAGCAACCATATCCTCATAAAGCATAGAAGCATAATCTGTTCTTTTCTTTATTGATTGAGGATCCTGTGCATATGCTTTTATATCATAAGACTTACCCGAAATACCGTTAACTACTATATCTACAAATTTAGACAATATAGGCACAGGTTTCCAGTCTAAGTTTAAATAAGATAAATCGCCGTTAATTGACAATTCATCTTTATACTTTTGTATTGATTGCTCTCCTCGAGCATATAATCTTAATTGGTGAAATTGATTCCAACTAGTTAAATATCTATTACCGTTAGTTCGACCTTGACCAAACCATTCGTATTCAATAGCCTGCCCAACTTGCGTACCATATTCCAAACTTGCTTTTTCTGCGTCACTTACTACCTGACTTGGAAAAGCGCTGTTCGTGTTAGTATATATACTCATTTAACTTATTATTTTTGATATTGAACCTTTGTTGTCGTATTTTTTAATTCCTAAATCGACGGGCAGTGGCCTTTCTCTTTTAGGACCTGTCGTGTAGCGATGTTTGTTACATGCCATTAATGCTAAGCCTGAGCTAATTGATGCATCGTGTTTTGTTCTGTTGTTAATATTAAACTTTGCCCAATCTTCCAGTGTTCTTTGAAAGTACACGTCGCCGTAACCTGTTTCTTTAAGGCCTACAAATTCATTTACATATGTTTCTATAGCAGCCGCATGGGCTTGTTTTATATCTTCACTTGAGTTTGGTATACCGCCTAGCTCTTTTTCTGTTACTGATAATTTATTATATTTCCTGTCTGGTCTGTTGATTGAATAACCCCTGTAGCCTCTTCTTTTAAAATGATATAATAAACGAGGCTTATTATTTTCAGCTAGTATTGGCATTCCGTAAAACACGCATGCCATCAATACATCTTCAAAAAATATTTCAGCAGTTTGAGGTCTAGCTATATATTCTAAAAAAAAATGGTTAGGAGGTACGTCCTCCATACTAAACTTCGTTAAACCGTGTAGAGCGCCTTTGGATCCTCTGCCGTCCACAGTCCCTGATATATCATATGGATCACAGCCAAATGCTCCACAATGCTCATTACCAGGATAATTAATACCATTCTTTATATATCTTTTATTTTGCAAGTTTGCTGGCGGAACCCAAGTTACTAAAAATCTACCGTCATTATTTGGAACAAATATTACTCTAGTATCTTTTTCCCCGTGCTCCCATTGAAAACTTCCTTTTGTTACGTTAATTGAATTTTTAAGATCTTCATTAAAATCTATTTGCTGGTATATCTTAGTCAAATTAAATAAAGATTGTTTTGATTCATCTCTAAATGCATGCTTTGTTGTACGCGGAAACTGTCTATAAAATTCATTTAAACCATCTTGATCTGATTTTAAGCCCTCAACTTCATTTTCCCAATACTCTATTACGCCTTGTGTTATTTTTGTTCCGTGCGGATCTTCAACTTCTTTTTTTGGTGTGTTGAATACAGGAAAGCCATAAGAATCAATGTATCCTTCGTAGTTCCATTCCATAGGTATGAACAAAGAATATAATCCTGAGCGAGTCTGTCCATTGGCGTTTCTTTGGGTAACATCTGAATCATGGTAAAGTTTTTTAAAATTATCGCCGCCTTTGTTTAATGAGTTCGACGTTGATCCCATCATACATTTCCCTATAACTCTAGAACCTAGCCGTAAGCAAGTTCTTGTTACCCTCCAGTTATTGAGTATGTTGGTCGGCCTTTCCCATTTGCCTGATTCGTCGTGGACGAGGAGTTTGAGTTTCTCTCCATCATAGGAGTTGTCGCCCGTGTTTTTCCAGTCGATGGTGGTGTCCAAACCGGTAATTTCTTGTACTTTCGTATTGGTGTCAAGCTTTCTACGGGTGAACTTGGACGCTGGAACTCTATAAGCGAGTTCGGTCTTTGGCCTGTCCATACCGTCCTGGATCGGTTTAAAAAAGAAGGGGTAGTTAACTGATATTGGGACAACTTTGTCAGTAAACATTTTCTTTGCATCGGGTCCAGATTTTGAGAGTATACCAAATCTAGCATCTGTAGATATTGTTGCCTGGTTAACGGTCTCCCCACTTGCCATAAACGAAAATCCGGATCTTCTATTCTTAAGATAACACATTCCGTAGGATCTATAGTCAGATTTACAAGCCTCCCAGAATATGTAGAATAATCTGTTGGACTCACGAAAGTCCGGCTGCCCGACGTCAATCTTACTCCACTGCAGGTACATGTAATTAGTACCAGTGATATAAGTAGGAACACCTTTGTTAATAAACCAAAAGCCTTCTTCGCGCCTTGTAAATTCTTCATCAATATAGTCATACCATTTTTCTTTAAAATCTAACGGGTATTCTTCCCAGTCAAATACAGATTTAATTTTTTTTAATTCTTTTGGGTATTCAGAATAAGTCCACTTATCGTTGTCAAACTCAACTACATTAACTTCTTTAGGTAAAGCTATTTTTAAATTTTGTATTTCGTATATTTCTCCTATCTCACCTGTTTTACTTATAACAACAAAGTCGTGCTCTGCATTATAGCCATATTCCCATTTTTTATACCTATTCATTCTTTTAAGAACCTTAGGCTTTATATGGTCTTTTAATACTTTATATAAAGTTTGCTCGTACATTATTTAGATCTACCTTCTGCAAAACCCTTAAAAGACTTTTCTTCTTTTACTTCCTTAGGTTTTTCATTTAACAAATCTTCCTCCGCTTCAATGCGATTAAGTATTTCAAAACAATCAAATATTGCTAGCTTTTTTGTAGCCGCAGCGTTTTTAAGTCTATCTGCTGATATGTCGTCATCAGAATCAACAATAGGTTCTTTTGCTACCTTTATTAACTCTTCAACAGCTATTTGACCAGCTAGGATTATATTCTTCTTCGTTTCCTTCGTGTTCATACTTAATTACAATATCATTTGATTTCATACAATATAAGCGCTTACCTTCAATTAAAAATTCCCATTCACCATTAGGCTTATAACCTACTAGGTCACCTGGGTTAATATTAAGCGCTTTTAAAAAGCTATTGCCATATTTTAATATACCAACAAGGCTTTGCTCTTTTTCCAATGTTAAAGACTCTTTGTCTTTTATCGGTGTTATAAAACACCTGTCATTAAATGAATTCCAGCCTGTTTTATTTTTATATAAATATATTTGATCCGCTGCACAGAAATATAAGTTATTTTTAAACCAAGACCTACTTTTTTTCTTATTGCCTCTCATATCGTAAAACGTTCTAAACACGTTTTGATGAATAACAATTGTATCTCCGGCTTTAATTCCTGTACTAAAAGCTTTTGGCGTTTCTAAAACTTTAGCTAATCTATTTACAAATTTAAAATCCTCTATACCTGTATTTACAATTAACTGTTTATCACCAACTTTAATTTTATTACTGTATTCTTCGCCTAGCGGTTCTACAATAAAATCATACACACTTTTCATTAATACTCTAAATCATACTCAACAGAGATTGCCATGTTAGAATTAAATTTCTTCCACGGCATAACCTCGTTGTTTTTTTTAATATGAATATTATAAGAACTATCTGATTCATCTAAAAGTATGTGAGATATTTCATGACCCCCATAAACTTGCTGACCTACAGAGTAGTGCATAGCATCGTTTTTATAGTCTGAGCCAATACTTATTTTTCTTACAATAGAAGACATTATTTTTCTACTTTAAGATCAGATTCTTCCTCTTCTTGAATTTCAGTATATTCACCTGTTTTTAGGTCAATAGATATTTTACCGTATTCTTTTTCAAGTTCTTGTTTATGCTCTTCAAGATCTTTATTAACATCAGCTACTCTATGAAGCAACGCGTGTTTTTGAGTTTCCAAAGCTCCAATATTATTTAATATTGAAGTTAATTCTTCTTGGTGTTTTACAACTTTTTCTAGTTGTTTTTCTGTAATTTTTAACATTTAATTTAATTTAATTGTTTTACATTAATATAGTTACGTCTTTTTTAGCAAATCTACTATTCAGGCAACTCTTCGTAATCGTCTGCGTAATCAGCTGGTAAATATGATTCCATGCCAGATATTTGCTCAGCGCTACACTCGTCTTTATAAAAGTCGCTTGCTAATAACCAAAGAAAGTGATCTTTAAGACATTGTAGCTTTTCTTCTGTAGTTTCAGAGTCTGCAGCTTCTGCTAATTGATCATCAACTTGATTTACAATAACTTCCTTGTGACTGTCTGGTGTGTTTTCTGATGTAATTACGTTTTTGTACATTTTATTTATTTATTGTTTTAATAATTCTATTTCTGCTTTTAATTCTTTTATTGCTTGTACTAATACTGGTACTAACTTCCCATAGCTTAACTCTAATTTCTCTGGGTTTTCGTCATAAACCAATCTTAAAGTATCGTTGTCTAGTTCTTTAACTTCTTGAGCTATAAAACCAAAGTCTTTTTTACCTTTGTTAGCTGAATAAAACTCTACTTCTGTTTCGTTTCCGTCTTCGTCAATTTCAGTTTTTATTTCAGCTCTGTTATTCCAAACAAACTCTCTAGGCTGTAAAGCATCTATAAACGCTAATCCGTAAGTAATATCTTTTATGTCAGACTTATCTCTTTCGTCTGATATTGATGTAATTGATGTTACAGCACATCTTAAAGCAGTAATACTTGAATTTCCTAAAGTTATTTCATTACTAACACTTGTAGAAGATAAGCTTGAACTTCCACCAATAACAATATTATTACTACCAGTTAAAGTGTTAGATGTGTGAATATTTGCACCTATTGCTACAATATTAGACCCAGTGTTTACGCCATTTTTTAAGCATTGGTAACCTATTGCAACAAAATTAGTAGCCGTAGTTGAGTTTTCAAAACAAGCACCACCTACTGCCACATTTAAAGCACCAGAAGCACCACCAGCATTACCTCTACCAGTACCACTTCCTAAAAATGTATTTAAATTTGAGTTGTAATATCTTCCACTTTCATAACCAATAAAAGTGTTACTAAATCTTGCAGATCCAACAGCTGCTCCAGCATAAGCACCAACCATTACGCTTCTATTTAAAGAACTCGCAAGAGTATAACCAGCTTGGTAACCTATTAAAACTCCATCACTTCCAATATTTGAATATCCAGCTTCGTAACCAAGTGTAACATTTCTCGCTCCAGTTGTGGAACTATAATTAGCTTGATAACCTAAATTAGTGTTGTTTGCTCCAGAAGTGTTTGAGTAACCAGCTTGGTAACCTATTGAAACGTGACCAGTTGCACTTGCAGAACGACCAGAATTTACACCAATAATTACAGTACTTCCAGCAGTTGAAGCACCACCCGCATAGTAACCAACACAAACAGCTTCATTGGTATTAGTGATACTTGCCCCAGCTTCTTGTCCTATACAAGTGTGCTTATCTCCAAAATTAATGGAAAGCCCAGCAGATTTACCTACCAATGTATTACTAAAACCACTATTTATTGCATTTCCAGCATTAATTCCTAAAGTAGTGTTACCTTGTGGATTTCCACTTAAACCGCTTGGAATAGTCCCAACGTATTCAGAGGCTGTGTCAATTAATACATCACTTAAACCATTTAAACTTGTTGCACCACCACCACCTATATCTCCAGGTGCTATTCTAACGTTGTCCGTTCCATTATATCCTACAACAAACTGCACGTTCGCTGGATCTGTTTGCTCTTGAAATTGTGAAAATTTTAAATTTGCCATTTTTTTATTTATTCTATTATTAAATAAGCTCCAGTTTCAGAAATAAGAAAATCTCCATTTTCCGCTAGTATTTCGAAAAAAGGAGTTGGATCTCCGCTGTCACCAAAAGGTCCGCTAGGTATGCCTATGCCAATGCCTATCCCTAATGCCATGTTATTTTGCTGCTATAAGTTCTGCTACCGTTGTGCCTGTTGCTAGCACGTAATCTACAGTTACAGGTAAGAATCCTCCAGCCTGTAGGCCTTTAAATGTTACCGCTTGAGCTGCCGTTGGTAACCCAGGTGCTGCTACTATTCTGAATACAGCATTAGCGCCTCCTCCTGTTACTGTTATTAAATCTCCGTTTAAATAGCCTGTACCAGCGTTGTTACCAATAACTATAGAGGTTACCGCTCCACCTGCTACAGTTGTATTGACTGTTAAAGCCGTACCGCTACCGGTAGTGGTTGTAACTACATTGTTAGCCGCAGTATAACCAGTTCCGCCAGACCCAGCATACCCAGGTGACGAAAGAGCAGTTACAACACTTGGTCCTACGGTTCCAGCTGGTATAACTTTCATGTGAGTACCCGTAGTGGTGTTGTCTCCTATGTATATAACCGCACCGTTTAAAAAATACTGATTAGTTATAGTGTCATTAGGTGTTATCTCTTGGATATCGTTAGTTGCAAAATCAGGTTGATTACCGAATTGTCCCATATCTTTTTATTTATTTATTACTTATTGATTTATATTTTTCAAAACCGCGTGAACCAAAGTAAGCTACATATACGGTTGTTAATAGTTGTTTTAATAATTCTATCCACTCCTGCTCTACAGTAAAAGATATTTTGTGATGACTATCAACCCATATAAAAGCTATAGCCATAAATGATAAGAATATAAGCGCCATAGGGCGCGTGTTTTTACTAAGCCACGAATCGGATGTCATATCTGATTCCCAACGTTTTGTAATTTGGTCTTCGGCATTAGCTGTTGCTTTTTCAACTATGACTTGAATATCTTTCTTAATCTGAAGCTTTTCTTCGTCTGTAGTTGTTAGCTTGTCAATAACGTCACCAACATCTTTGATAACGTTACCGCTTAGCCATTCCCAAATTTTTTTCATTTATTAATAAAGTTTAGCTTTTTTAGTTGACTCGCTCTAAATTTTTAATTTCTGATTCCCCATCTCTACCAGGTTGTTCTGAAGATGTAGCATTTTTATTCTCTTTGTGTATTCTCATGAACTCTTTGCAAGCTGGGTCACTGGATCCCCAGCATTTCTTAAATCTTTTTTTGTATGCCTGCTTTTCTTTTTCTTTTTGCTCTCTTTTTTCTTTTAATTCACCTTGACGTTCCATGTAAGCCATAAACTCAGGGTCTTCCCGGTTAACTCCTCTATCATCCAAAAGCTTAAACCATGCTCGAGGACCGCCTGATAATTTACCTTCCCTAAATGCTTGCTGCATTGCGTACAGGCTTTTGAACTTTTCAGGAATTTCTCTTCTTTCAGAAATACCAGATACAGGGTCGGTGTTTACGACACCTCCTTCGTATTCTACTCTTTGACTTGGAAGCGTTCCAGCAAAATAATCTTTAGAATACTCTGTAAACCCCGCTAAATTCCCCTCATACCCCTCTGCTTTAACTTTAGCCAATTCATCATCAGTAATGTTAGCAAACGCTACATCATAATTTTCTGTTTCTCCTGATACAGTCCCTCCTGAGCCTTTTGTATATCCTCCTGTAACAACATCTTGTCCTTTTTTAGGGCCATATAATACTTTTTCTGTTTCAGTAGTTACAAAATCTTTAGGAAGCTCTTGGTGGAATGCGGTCTTTGAGTTATTGATTAATTTAGCTTTACCGGGTATACGGCTCATTAAACCGCTTGATGTAAATTTACTTTTTTGCGTAAATGCCATTTTTAATTTATTTTAGTTAATGTTATGTTTCGGTTTAAATCACCGGTTATATTACAATATAACGTTTTTTCGTCTTTAATTGTATATTCCATCTCAACAGAATAACCGTTACTTGGATTATATAACTCTGTTACTAATGTAGTTTTAGATTGAAACAAAATAGTTTCTTTTATTACTTTATCACTCTCAAAGCTATAATTAAATATATCCATAACAGCATATTCACTAGCCATTATTAGTGTTTCGTATGCTGAATCTTCTTTAGCCCAAACGCCTTCGAATTGTTCTTGAGCTTTTAATATAAATGTTGTAATTAGTAAAAATATAGTAATAAATAAGTTTTTCATAATATTAAATTTAATTGTTATATTAATATTATTACTTATCTATTGGAGTTTCTACAACATATTTAGCGCCAGGGAAATGATAATCATATCCTGGATACATTACTTTAGTATAACCCCTATCGTCTGTGCCTAAAACTTTAAACTCTACTCCTTTCATTGTTATATGACCTCCTTGTATAATATTTTGAGGTTTATTAACGTCAGGGCTGTTTTTTAAGTAACCTGTTTTAGATGTTTTCATTTAAGAGTTTTTATAAGCTTCTGCTTCCCAAGGCAAATTTTCTGCCCCTTCTTCCATATCAGCTCTTGAATATTTTTTACCTTTCCAGTAAACGAAGTCATCGTCGTAGTCTAAATCACCTCGTTTCATTTGGTCTAAATGTACCATTTCATGGGCAATAACTTGCTCGCACTGGGATGGATCTAAATCTTTGTTTAAAATTATAGTTCCATTGTTATTAGCTTTCCCCATAACACCATCTTCCATATCTACATTGTAAATAGGAGTATTGTCTATTTTATACGGAGGGTCACTAAGTTTAAAAGCCATAGGTTATTTTTTATATGGAAACATCTTATTTAATGCTCCTTTTCTGGCTTCACAACCGCAAGGGACGTTAAGCCCCTTGCTTATTGTGTCTACCATTGTCTTGATACCAGTAGCTTTAGTAAACTTCTCTACGCTGTCTCCTAAACCTGTTGATTTCATATTAATTTGTAAATGCAGCGCTAGTATAAGTTACATCTACTTGTGCAGTTGTAACTAAAATTTTACCTTGTTGCCCTGACTGCGCTAGTGGTACTTGAGGCACGCTTACCGGGCTTCCAACTGTTGATACAATTCCTCCTGGATTTGCAGTTATAGCTTTAGATATAGCCGTTAATACAGCGTTAGCAACTGAAGGTGCTAAATGTGTAATAACCCATTTTCTAGTAGTGTTCTGAGAATTTTTTAAGAAAATTGCCGTGCTAGTTGTACTTGGTGATGTTGTGTAAGCAATATCATCAATGTTAATTAATAAATCTGATCCTGTAGCTCCGCTTGCAGCTGTTAAAGGAAATTTAATGTACTTTGCCATTTTGTGTTAGTGTTAGTGTTAATGTTAGTGTTAGTGTTTGGCTGAGGTTTGTACAGTCCTCTCTGTTTTATTTTTATTTGCCAGTACAATGACCTTCTAAGGGGCTGTGACCCATTTCTAAAGCTGAAGCTTTATTGTCTATTGGCATTTCTTTAAATAGATTTTGAACGTGCTTTGACATCCAAGATCCTTTCATTTCCATTGGGCTGTGACCCATTTTGTTTGGTGATCCGTAGGGCATAATATTAATTTTTAGTTATTGTTTTAAATGCGTCTTTTAATTTAGTGGTATTTTTTTCGCTTAAGCTTTTTGTAGAAATTTTTGATGATATCAAAGGCTTTCCATCCGTAGTATCGCTCCTATATGACGATTTGTTATGAATATGAAACTTTTTAGGGTCCGTATGCTTAGCTGGGGATCCGTGCTTTTTTTCGTCGTATTTTAAATCGCCTGCTAACTTTGAAATATGTTTTTCATCAGCTGTCATTTTTTCATCGCTATGACCGTGCTTATTATCGTATTTCACATCTTGCTTAAGATAGTCCATATGCGCTTCATCATCTCGTTTTGTAGCCGCCATATTAGATGATGTTACTTTTGACCATTTTGCGTTTCCGCTATATTCTCCGTAATGTCCTTTATGCATTTTTTTATATTTTATTTAAAAATTAATTTTCCAGCATTGCTTGTTGCGTCTTGCTCTTTTTTGCTTTTTCTTTCTTTTTCTAATCTAAAAGTTTTTACAGGGTCAAATTCACCTTCATAACCTTGTAAAGTTTTACTTGCTATTTTACTTGATTCTTCCCCTATATTTCTAACTTTTTGATCAAGCATAGCTTTTTCACCTTCAGGAGATTCTAAATAATCTTTTTTTTCTTTTTCTACGCAATTTTTTTTAGATCTATTATAAGCATCTATTCCTATTTTATTAGTCGCAAGTCTTTCATCTAGCTGATTGCATTTATCAACTGGCTTCATTAGCGACTTGCTTACTGCAGTACCTATATCTTGTTGTAGTTTCGCGTAATGAGGCGCATCAGATATAGTAACCATAGCATCCGCTCCTGAAGTGTAAGCCCCTAGAAGTGGGGATTTTTTAAAAAACGGAGTTGCAAATTTAGAGCTACCCATTATCTAT